ATACATTCTGTGCTGGGTTTTGATTCATTTCTGGTTGAGGCTGTTCTGCTTTCTGCATAGATGTTACCTCTTTGATTTCATCTTTAACATTCTCTTGTCGTTGATCCGCTTTCAATGCAGAGCTGAGCGCAAGAAGCTTTTCAAGATGAGCTAAATCAACGCTCTCTATTTCTTTTAGCGCCTTAACAAAATTTAGTAAAGCAATCTCATTATCCTTCTCACCTTGAGCACGACGCTCTTCAGAAAGAGCCTGATTCTCATTGATGCGAGAGATGCGCTCCATGCCAAGACCACGATCTGCTTCTGCACGAGCTTGAGCCAATTCAGTGCGTGCTTGCTGTTCTTGCATTGCTGACTGAGCTTGAGCTTGCTGAGCCTGCATTTGCTGCTCTTCTTGCTTACGGGCATTCTCAATAATCTTATCTTTATTCTGTACCGTCGCTGCTTCCATAAGATCTTGCGTAGTAATAGGAACACCAGCCTCTTTCAATAACAACATCTGACCAAACTGTAATTGTCGCTGAGTAGCAGTATTTAAACCTTCTTCAACAACCGCATTATAACGACCGAATGCCTTAGTGTAGAACTCTTCTGATGGCTGCTCACCGCCGAGAATTTTCTGAATCTTTCCAGGAGTAAAGTTTGTCTGAATGATATCAATAAAGATCTTGCCTAAAAGCTTCTGCGCAATATCAAGCTGATCAAAAAGTATCTGTAACGTAGTAGTAGAAGCAGATTGCTTTAACATGGCATGATAACCAGACAGAGTATCTTTATTATCAAAGCCCAGGAGTTCATCGCTGACCCCGGCGACTTCTTGAATCTCCTGAGCTAAAAGTTCTGACAACTGAATCATAGAAGGATCAATTCCCGGTGATGGAATCTTTTGCACATCAGTCATCTGCGCTTCATCTTTCAATGCAAGCCCACGACCCTGCCCCTGCAAGAAGATATCATTGGGGTTAACTAATGAATTTTCTTTATAGATATATCCAGAATTAAGCTGACTCTCTAATATATCTAATTCGATGATACGACGACGATTATAAAGATATTGTGAATCACGCAGCCCACGGACAACTCCTTGAATCCTGTAAGGATAATAAGGCATCTGAGGCTCATAATACGTAAGTATTGGGACAAAACTATATGAATCAATACCGCTGGGCTGAGGCCCGTGATACATGACTTTACCCTGAACAACGATAGCAAGTCTAACCGTAGGAACTTCCTGATCAATAACCGTAATCGTTGGATACTGCTGAAGAAATAATCTTAATCCCTCATCATTATCAAAACGCCACTCCATCGTCTCACCAGTTTGACTATCAACCAACATCTTCTGTGTGCGATAATCTCGATAGTAATATTCATCATAGGTCAATAAATTCTTATAACCGTAGTTATATGATTCAGCTTGAAATTGAAACTTCCCATCACGACCAGTGCCTGTATCATTAGAAATTAGTCCTAGGATTTCTTCAGTGTTTGCTGGGAGAAGTGAGATTGCTTCACGTTTAGTGACATATGATCGTTTCCAGATTGCATTACAATCAGACATATCTTTTTTCTTAAAATAAGGATCGACGATGAAACCGTTATAGGGGACATGATCGACTTGAATATTTCCTGAAACGGGATCGGATCGATAATCTACCCATACATGAAGGAAGTTCATGCCGGTGACAAGAGATCCTTGGAATGCATCTGAGATTGTTTCAAGAACATTGGCTTTATTGTTGCACCACATCATAACTTTTGAGAACTGATCGGCGGTAAGATTATTGGAATTTTCTTCGGGGACAACAACAGTTGATTTACGATTTCGTCTTTGATGACCTGAAATCATATTGATGACACGCCTAATACGATTGAAATTGAATTGACGTCTTCTATTAGCGGGAAGATTACCGTAAAGATCACTCCATAGCGTCTGATCTCCACTAAAAAATCGTGTATCAGTATCGGCTTCTGACCAAAAGGATTGATTTATGGTAATAGATTCAGCATAGAAAGCCTCCATCTTGGAAAGGATGGCTTTATCTTTTTCATCATAATATTGTGGGCCGAGCTGAGGGAATAAAATGGTCGTCTCCTCAATTTTAATTTTTAGACGCTACTCTCTCTTAATTTTATTTTCCTCATTGTAGAATTGCTCAGATCTTATATCAAGTCTTTCTTAAAGTCATACGCTCTTTCTTACCGGAGATCTTTTCATTCGTCTGAGTCGTTCTTTATTTTTACGTTGAATTTCAGAGAATCTACTTTGTTCCTTATCAGAAGCAACCTCTACATGTACAATCTTATCCGGCTCTCTTATAAAGCACACATCTTTTTCACAAGAAAGAGGATCGAGACAATCAAAAGAATGCGCCTTCAACGCTCTCATATTCATCTGAGTTTCTTGCTGCTTTATAGAAGCTCGTGTTCTTTTGATTGATTCATGAACCTTGGGATCTTCTTGAGTAGTAGGAGCAATAGGATTCACAGGATTAAATCCAGTTTTCATCTTCACTTCTAAGATTCTCTTAAAGAAATCAAATAGACTCATTCTTTGCCTCTACTTCCTTGAAAACAACATTAACTACATTATCAGGACCAAAATAATCATCGTTAAATTCATTTCGATTTTGCCATTTTACATGAACACTATCCATATTCAATTTCTTTGCTGTTATTGGAACACCATTCTCATCCAGATTTGATACAATCTCTTCTTTATATACTTCATATTGATGATCTTCCTGCTTTGTTACCGGAAACATTAATTTATAGATTAATGAAAATGGATCAGGAGTTAAAAATTCAGATTCATCATTATTATTTATTGTATTTTCTAGCATAATATTTATAGCATCATGCAAAAGAAACTTTATTATTTCTAATCTATCCCGCTCCTGTTGTAACTCTTCTTCCGGAGTAGATGCAGGATGTAAATGATAAACTTTATCATCTACAGTAATATCATAACTTTTCCAGTTACAGGATAACTCTTCATTAATAGTATTATAAATAGATTTAACTCCATCTCTAAATTTTTCTACATCTCTGAATCTTTCTACAAATTCAAGCTTTTCTTTTTCTTCATTATTCATAAAATTCATTTTATTATTAGAATCCATATAAGTTGTTAATCTTTCTAATAGGAAAGTATTGATCAATTGAGATGCTACTTCCGGTAATGGTTTATCTTTTCTTGCAACTCCGTCTTTTTTTTCGATTTTAAATTTTTGAGATTCTTATAAAAAATTTTTCTCTCGATCCCTTGTCTTGGATTCAACAAGAGATCTGAAAAATTTAAAATCTTCTTGAGAGCAATATTTCAATAAGCATTTATTGCAAACCATCTCTTTTTCTTCATTATCTTTTCCAATGAAAAAACATCTGGATTTTGGTATTAAAGAATTGCAGTTAGGTTTGTAGCATTTTATTAATTTTTCCATACACTTCTCCTTAATAATTTTGTATATCATCCCTAAAGAATGCAGGCAATGATTGCCCATATCCCATAGCTTCATTATATCTTTTCTCTAAAGCTTCAGCTGAAGAATTATTAGTTAACTTCGGTAATGCCACACAAAGGTACCGCATCGAGTCTGCGAAATGGCTGGACCAATCGTGGAGTGGATTTGGTTTGTAGATCTTATTCTTAGAGTCATATTCTTGTCTATAGTTTTCTAATGCCTTTATCAACGGCTCACAGGATTTCTCATCAAACCACATCTTAGGCAAGTTGCGTCTTACTGCTTCAATACCATCATCAATACCAGGCTGCTTTGAATCATAGCGAATGAAGGTAATCCCCAGATCATGCATTATCTTCCAGCGCGAAATGCCAGTACCCAAATCATGCACGGCTATATCATGCGGAGCCACATGCTTGGCATAAGAATAGGGCTTGTCCTTAACAAACTTTGCAAAGTGCTCTAGACCCTTCTTGTTGTTCTCATAGCAGTCTATAATGCGTATGTTTGGGCCAATAATCTGAAAGAAAATAATACAAGTAGGATCATTGTAACCTAAGTCCCAACTGGTGTAGACTGGATGATAGGGCTCCCATGGAACATTACAAATCTGCCCTTTATGTCGCAGATTATCTATGTATCTACTGTAGAATGAACCCTGCACTCCCAGCTCAAAGCTTGTCCAGTATTCCTGCATTGCCATGTCTTCTGACAATTGACCTGAATCGATTTCAGCTTGAATTACTGAAAGGGGAATATGTTTGGTGTCTTCTACGGTCAGCTTCTCACAAAACCAATTGGCGTTCTCTGATGCTACTAGAAACAGATCGAAGAGATGATTTTTAGCCCGAGGCGTGGAGATGAACATAGCCCAGCCATCCGAGGCATTGAGGATGGGGATAGCGAACTGCCACGCTCGGGGATCTTGAAGAGCNAANTCTGAAAAGACCATGCCATGAGCATTGGTACCTACCAGAGTGTCATAATTATCTGAGCCTAAAATCTGTATTTGAGATCCATTGGTTAGCCATATACGCATTTGCTGCTCATTACGTGAAAGCACCCAGTATTCTGGAATGTATTTATGCATGATGCGATTGCCTTCGATGTCGATTGCATCCCAGAGAATCTTACGACCTGCAGCGAATGTAGGATAAATCAAGAAATAGGTACCTCTTCTGCGCAAAGCTGCACGAAGTAGTAACGCTAATGCGCATACATCTTTTCCCGCACGTCGTGGCCATACGAGCAAAAAACGCTTGAGGCCACTATCTTCAAAAGCATCAATAAGCTTTTCTTGATAATCTCTCGGCTCAAACGTAGTGAGATCGAAGGCTTTGGTTGGTGGATTCATCGTATATACTTTATCCAATCATCATTCAATACTACTGGCGTAGCCATTTGTAATCCTGGCATTCTGCAAAGTAGTAATGGACTTTTATTCCGTTTTTTTAAGGTTGCCCAACTCTCTCGCTGCGGTGGAATATAAAGATAGGGATTCGGCCAAGTAGGATGCCATATATGACGATCTCTAACGTGGCGCTTTAGTAGTGTCTTTAGTTTCATTCTTACATTCCTCACAAGAGCAGGGAGGGAATAACTTCTTCTCCGCTGCGTATTGATGCGCCTTCTTTAGATTGACTATGAACTCATCAAGATTCTTATCCGGAAAGAGATCTGATGCTAATGGATAGAGCGGATGTATTACATCATTAAGAGCGGAAAATATCATCGATAACGCATTAGCTTGAGGACTGGGCTTATCTTTACCCTCATCTTCTTTCTCGATGCGCTGCATGGCAATCTGTAGGGCTACAAAGTGATCGAATGATCGAGAGAGCGTAAAGCGGAGTAGTTCTTTATCAGTCATGGCTACCATATTCGTCTTTTTGAAAGTTGATTCACTTCATCTTGGAGCTTGGCATTTGATGCTGAAAGCGCTACGCGTTGATCCATGAGCTCATTGCAATGATTGCGCATTTCCTCAAGCTTAAGCGCCTGCTTGCTGTAATCATTATTAAGCCTCTTGAGCTTGTTTGCGAATTCAATATTCTCTTTTGCTAGAGCTACTTTTTCTTCTTGATATTTCTGAGATAGATTCTTCCAGTATTCTCTATCATGTTTTACTGTTTCAAGAGAAGCTTCAAGAAATGCTATGCGTTCATTGTAACCATTAGGCACAGAACTCTTCTGAGTATCTACTATAAGTGCATTGTATTTCTGATTGGTCTCAACATAGCGTTTTGTTAGATGAAGAAGGTCCTGCTTTTGCGCTGTCAATTCATCATACAGTATCTTTAGTCTTGCTGCGTATTCGTTGTTCATGCTGTTCCTTTTGTTTCTTTGTTATAGGCCCTAAGGACTTCTCAGTATATTCGTCTATCTTTGATTGTATTAGTTCGGAATCGATGCGGGCCGCTCCGGCAGACTTCTGTTCCATCCTGCGCTGATGCTCTTTCTCTTCTCGCTCTTCATACCATTTGTCGTATCGAGACATAGTTTTATAAGCAAAGGAAGCATCCTTCATAAGGCCGAGCTCTTCACGACGATTGCCGATCATTTCATTTGTTGCATCAACCGCATTCTTAAAATGATCAAATTTATTGTACCATACATAAAAAGTAGACTTGGGAATTCGATGTCTCAAATAAAAGGGCGATAGTTTGTAAGCATTCTTTTCCTCACCGTAGCGAATAAGCTTTTTTCCCCACTCTTTAATATCGTCTTCTGTTACCCGATGGTCAGATCCTTCATAAGTATCATGATATCTATCAACGATCTCTGCTTCTTCGACCTTCTTAGTCCAGTTAGTAGATTTAGGCGCTATTTTCCTGCTAGAATGGTTGACTTTTGCCATATTATTCAAGCTCTCTCAGAATAAATTCCGTACGAGGATTATCATCGTACACTTTTTTAGCAATGATCTTACTGATGATTCGATCATCCGTCAAAACTACTTTCGTATCAACGATTGCATCTTCTAACAGCTTGATCAGATTACTCAGATCTGGAGCAAACATATGATGATGCGTTTTAGGCTTATTCTTCTTGCCTTGGCTTTTGGCCATATAAAATACTACCTCTAACACCACAGGACCCTGAAAAATGGGCTCATTACCATGACAGCGATTTATATATAACCCATATGCAATTTTCTCGGACAACTGTTGATCGTAGAAACGTCGGTCCGAAATGCCCGCTCTTTTCCAACTAATAGGTTTTAATGGGATAACATAACTCTTACTTCTTGGTTCCATAAATAACCCCTTCAGGATTAATTCCGCGCCGCCGCAAGTCTGTCTTTCTTACCATTAACTTATACCCATCAGGATCAGTTTTGTCTTTCGATATTTCCTGAAGATGATCCTCATACTCTTGATCCCATGGAATAAATTTCTTTTCTGTAATTTCTGGCTTTTTTACTCGAATATATCGTGACTGCTCGACGCACCCTGCCCCGCAGGAATGATCAGCATCATTATAAATATCAATCAGTCTTTCGACTTCTTTTTGCATTCCCTTTATAGAGTTCTGAGCGATCTTCAAAAGATAATCTTTCATCACTTCCGGACTCGACGAAATTTCGTCACTATTGAACGATTTTGCAAATTTCGATATCTCGTTCATCAGATACTCAATTTGTTCAATGTGAGTCAAATTTGGTACTTCCGATGCTGGACTATGATTGGTTGATTGACGATCTGATTGTTTAACAACATTCGAACTTCCCATTTTAGGAATCTGAATGTCTTGCGATCGTTGGATGATTGCAGTCCTGAGATATCCGGCAGGATTATCAATTTTTCTCTTGTTGCTAGCCTTCATATAGCTTCGGCAGACATCTTTTAAAAAATCATCATCAAACTCTGCTAAGAAGTTCGCATCTAACCCGAAGTTCGTGATGATGTACTCTTTGACTGATTGTTTCACTACTCTTTTTCCTTCTTCTCTTACAATCTCATCATCCACCTTCCGGTATCTGTATGTCATTCTACAAGTAGGATGTCTATCTACATATGATGATTGATATGATTGATTGTTTATAAATAAACTATTAATACTTGATGTAACATTTTCTTGTAAACCAGCATTGACAGCTGAATGCAGCAAGAAGATTGAAATGGTTTTTAAGACCGGAAACTTCTCCCAAAGGAGATGCCTTGCTGCGATAATCAGGGGGTTTATTTTGTAAACACAGGTAGAATTGTACCTCCTCTTTTTTGTAATCCATCCCATCTGCTCCATAACAGACAGTTGACGATTAGCAGTAGCACGACATCGATCATTCGACAAAGCAAGACAGGTTTGGGAAGGGAATATCTCTCTATATTGCCAGAGTTGGCGCAGGAGCGAAGACAAGAATTTAGTCCTGCTAGAGTTATTATCTAGAAGTATCCCCAGGATTAGGGGATTTTTCGAAATTTCTTGTTGACTTAATGTAACATTCATATATTCTTGTCTTTATAATTATAAGATTTCTTGCGATTATAAGTTCTCTTGCGATTACGCGATTTCTTGTGAGTCTTATTTTTATTCAGTTATATTTGTTAAATTTGCAAATATTTCTGGTACTAGAAAGAGCTGGCTTAAAACACCGGTTCTTTTTTATCTCAAACGCTCATCCCAAGTTCTTAGGTGGGGAACGAGCTAAAAATTTTTATCCTCGGGTTCTGTATCCGGGGATAATTTTATAAATTATTTCAATCTTGTTTATGGTAGCTATTTTGCACATTCGGGTCAATCATGTCTTATCCCTACAATCCGTCTGTTCTGGCAATCTGTTATCACACCCACATGATATAGGACATTTATTATCGTCATCCTCTGGAAGAGGAATATCATGTAGATACATCCAGTCGTCATCCTCTTCATCTTCTACCCATTTATTTTCGCCGTTTATGGATCGAAGCCAATATCGTTTATTTGAACTCGCATCAGTCAATAAACTGCCGGTAGTTGCATCTTCAGGAATGGGATAATTGGCAATTAATGGACAATCACATCTGCATAAGGAATGATCTCGCCTTTCATCTTTTCTTTTCTCATATTGAGCTGACATTCTTTCTCCTGGCATTGGAATATCATCAAATCTCATCCACCATTTAACATCCTTAAACTCATCCGGCAATGATGAGCAATAGTCATCTAATGGATATTCATAAAATATTCCATCTATAAAGTATGCCTGCGATACAGAGTTATCCTCTGGGTTTATGATCAAGACCCACTCTTTCTCATTAGGATCTTGATATCCTGTGCTGCGCCATTTCATTTCTTATACCCCAAATACCAATCTAAATATCCATATAACAAAGGCTATCGGCATAATGGTTGCTAATGCAAAAAACAAAAACCACATGACATACGTAATGATCATCAATCCCATTATAAAGAATCTTGTTTCATAGAATTCATCCATAGCTCTATCAGCCTTTCCTTTTTCTTTATCATCAATCCATTTCCAGCTCACCTAAGTCTCCATGATATAGATGCCACTTCTGCAATGAGTAAAGCTATGCCCACTTCTACACTAAATATCTTCATTGTCAGCAGAGCCGCCCAGAAAGTAATAAACCAGGTCAGTATTCTTTTAGAATCATCATTCATTAACGTTCCTTTGGTACTCGTTATACTCATTCTTGCTAATAATGTTTCTCTCTAAAAGAGATATTAATGCTTGCTTCATCTCAGAAGGCGAAATATCAACCTGGATCATCAAATCTTCTATGTCCAATGGTGATGATAGGCAATCGTATATTCGTTTGTCTAAGGGCGATAATTCGAGTGTTTCCCGAGTCTCAATAGTAATAGTAGGAATCCATGTTGAATACTTTGTATTGTTATCTGAAATTACTCGGCAAAGATCAAAGATCTCTTTCGATACCAAAGTAGGATATACATGTGGATATTCTTTGCCCTTGTATTCCATTATGCCGATGTAGAACTTACTATTAAGAACTCTATGGGCAGTATTTTTGCATATCTTAACATCAGGGTATTTCTCCTTGATAAATCTATCCACTGCTTTTAATGAAATTCCTCCCTTTGAATATTCATTAAATATATCCTTTACTACTGCGGCTTCTATTTCATCAACATATACAGTTCCTGGATTGCCAAATTTNCTTCTCTTTTCAGGAAGTTTTGTTTTATATCCAAATGGATGTACAGCTACCCAATGGCCACTCATAAGCCTTTTAAGAGCTGATGGGGAAATTGGCTTTTCTAGTGACTTTATATATTTCTTAGTTTCCTTCTTCTTCCTAATGAAATTGATAGGTTGATTGGTTTTCTTTATAATCTTTATACTGATTGCAGCTGCTCTTGCTTGCTCAAAAAGTTCTAATGTTATAACAGTCGGATAGTTATGAGGATATTCTTTTCCTTTGTGGACTATGAATCCGGCATAGAATTTATTAAGTAATATCTTCCCTATGATATTGATCCCTGGAAGATTTGATTTATCTAGATTGGAATATTTTAAGTGTAATTCTTTCTCTATATCTCTTTGGCTATATCTTCCAGTCGCATACATCTCAAAGATATCTTTAACGATTAGAGCTTTAACTTCATGAAGTACCACAGGATTTTTTATTTTGCGATACTGTATTTCATCTGGTGTATATAATAATTGTCTTTCATATCCAAAAGGTATAGACCAGGGGCAAAATCCCTTTGCTAATGCAATCAAATGACCCTTTTCTGTTCTATTCAATGACATCGAATTTCCTCACTAACTTATCAAATGATCTATAACTAAATGCTTCTTTTAAATGCTCCAGTTTGATGTAATAGCTATCCTCTAAATCAGCAATCGTCCGTGATACTTTCAGAACTTTGTGATAGCCACGCATAGAGAGATCAAACATATCAAATGCTTCTTTGATGTAATCCTTTGCTTCTGGAGATAGATCAGCATGCTTATCCATAAACTCTCCCGATATATGGCCATTATATTTGCCCTCAGAGTTACGATTGAACTGACGAGCAATAGCTCCCTTAACTTTGAGTGCTACGTCCTTTGATGATGCTATATTGTGGCGATTATCGATATCTTTATA